CCCTTCGTCCGGCGCAACAGACGCCAGTCCCCATTCGTTTCTGATACGCTGCGTTTCGTGCTGATCTATGCGATCCCCCTGTATGTGCTCACGGGCGCGCTCGTATGGGCGATTTACACGCTTGTTATGCGTGCGCGTGACGCGCTTGAGCGCCCGATTCCGCCTGTTCAGGTCACTTGGAGCGGAGATGTCACGTTTGAAGGCGCCCCGCAGCCGGATTTTGCGCGTGTAACGCAAGATCTGGACTCTCCGGCCGTCGAAATCGCCGAAATGCAGCGTGTTTTCTCGCAGATCGACCCGATGGACGGCGTAATCCCCTATGTCGACAACGACTGGGCTTACAGGGTCGACAATGACGAACCGATCGACCAGCAGATCATCGGGCAGGGCGAACTGTTCAACAATTTGCTGGGCATCGGAGACGACGATGTTTGATCCCGCTGAGTTCACGGAGCCACGCGGAAAGTTCCGCGGGACGTTCCTCACCTACAAGCGGAATGGGCGCGGCGGCGTGGATGTGACCTTGACCGTGGACGACGACGACAAGCACACCGCCATCGACATGGTGGATGGCGGAGACATTGTGGTGCTGTTCACCGTGGCGGGAATCCCCCGCGATGAGGAGGGTGATTGACATGGGTGAGCCCACGGATCCCACCCGCCCGTACCCCCATTCTCCAGACGAAGTTTATGACCAAGTCCACGACTTGTTCAGGAAATTGCTGTCTGAAGCCAATTACATTCTGAAAGCGGGAACCACGCAGAACAAGATTGCTTTGATGCGCTCTGTGATCCCTGCGCTGATGAAGGAGCTTCAGGCCCGCGAGGAGTCGGCACGAGACTCTGAAACTCGTGAAATGTTGAAGGATTTGTTTGCTGCTGCCCGCCTCGAAATCAAGGAGAAGCCGGGCGAGGAAAGCTGATGGATCTCACCCCGTTTGTGAGCAAGTTGACCATTCTCGACAAGAATGTGAACCTTGTTCACCTTGAACCGAACTGGGCGCAGGCGGATTATCTCGCCAAAATCGAGGAGCAGTTCAAGTCGACTGGCAGTTGCCGCGTCATCATTTTGAAGGCCCGTCAGCTTGGAATGTCGACAATCACCGAAGCTGTCGCCTATTCGATGTCGTTCATCATGGAGAACTACCGTTCCCTGATTATCGCCCATGAGGTTGACGCCGCCCGAAACCTTCTCAAGATGACCAAGCGATTTCACCAGTATTCGCCTTGGTCCGATTACTACTCTTTGCGTCACGACACGCGGAACGACATGGAGTGGATTGAGAACGGCTCGTCGATCAAGGTTGCCACGGCAGGCAAGAAGGGCGATGCCGGAGTTGGGCGTTCATCGACAAACCATTTCATTCATGCGTCTGAGGTGGCTTTTTGGGATGAAGCCGAAACTGTTTGGAATGGTCTTTCGCAGACAATCCCTAGAAGTCGAGGCACTTTCATCTGTTTCGAGTCGACAGCGAACGGGACAGGCAACTTCTTTCATCACATGTGGGAAGATGCGGAAGCGGGAGAGAACGAGTATCTGCCGCTTTTCTACCCGTGGTGGAAGCACCCTGAATACACCGCTACGCGGGCGAATCTTCCGGTCTACCCACTTGGACATCTCGACGAAGACGAAGAGATGTTGAAGAAGCTCATGTATGCAGAGGGTTTGCGTGATGAGTTCGGCGAGCGCGTCATTTGGCGCCGATGGGCAGTAAAGAACCTTTGCAACGCAAATGTTCTCCAATTCATGCAGGAGTACCCGGCCACATCCGAAGAGGCGTTCATTGCATCTGGCCTGAACGTTTTCCCGCAGGACAAGCTGAAGTCATGCTACGAACGGACGCCGGGGATCAACGGTTTCCTGTTTAGGAACGGCGACAACATCACTTTCAAGCCGGATCCGCATGGACCCATGAAGATCTTTAAGAAGCCCGCCCATGACGGATCGTATGTGGTGGGGGGCGACCCAACTCGCACAACTCGCGGTGATTTCGCGTGTGCTCAGGTTCTGAACCGTTACACACTTGAGCAGGTGGCGATTTGGCGCGGAAAAACTTCTCCCGGCACATTTGCCGAAGAGTTGTTCAAGATCGGCACCTATTTCAACAATGCGCTGCTCGTACCCGAAATCGAGGGCCCCGGTCACATGACTGTCGGCCAGTTGATCGGCATGAACTATCCGAACATCTTCCGGCGCAAGAAGGTCGACCGCACAACCCATTCCAATGTCCCCACCTATGGATGGTCGACAACGGCCCACAACAAGGAACTTGCTATCGGCTGGCTACTGCAGAACGTGATCTCTAAGGAACTGCTGATCCACGATCACCACACCTACATGGAGATGCGAGATTACGTCACGCAGGACACAGGAGGTTACGGTCCCGCAGATGAAAAGCATGGCCATGACGACACAGTCATGTCGATAGCCATCGCTGTCACAGGCCACAAGATGTCAGGCCCCCCACCAGACACGACGACATCAATGCCAGCTCTGCTCGATCGCCTCAACAACAAGCGTCCAGATGACGCATACGCCTATCCGGGAGAAGAAAGTGCCTAAACACCACTTTATTTGCAAGTTGTGCGGTGACGAAAAGATCGTCATTGTCTCGATTCGCGAAGATTCGCCAGATCATCCAGATTGCGAAACCTGCAAGTCGAGGATGGCGAAGCGTTACTCGTTTTCTGCGGGTCGAGTGCCGATTGAGATCATGTCAACTGGCAGCGGCTATCATTCATCTGAGCGTTCCTACAAGGATTCGGTGAAGCGAATGAATGAGGACGCCTACAATCGCACAGGTTTCGAGTCGGATTTCCAACCGTTTGATCCTCGTGACCCCGACCAGACACCCCTAACATAGAACCGTGGCGCTCAACCCGAAGTCTCCGTCAATCGTTTCTGACGCATTGACCATGTTCAACCATGCCAAGGACAAGCGCCGCACGCTGGTTGGCAAATGGACGACGAACTATCACATTGTCCACAACCGCACTTGGGGGGCTGGGCGTCCTGCCGGGCATCCTCGAACCGAAATTCCTGAGATCTATCCAATTCTCGCGTCGATTGTGGCGTGGGAAACGGATATGACCCCACAGTTCAAGATTGCGCCGAATGTGCCGCCGTTCTCTCCGTATGCGGCCATGTATGACGACCTTGCCGCTGATCTTGAGTGGATTCTCAACACAAACTGGGAAACCCTCGATTACGACATGGAGGTGTCCCAAATTCTTTGGGATGGCGAGGTGTACGGCATCGGCTACGGCAAGGCCGTGTGGGATGCCCCGTCAAGCGGTGGCCTCGGTGATGTTTACCTGCGTCGAGTCGACCCTTTCTGCGTTTATCTGGATCCCGACGCTCGTTCATGGAAAGACATTTCGTACATCTTCGAGACAAAGTCGATCAGCAAGGACGAGCTGAAGCGTCGCTTCCCGAAGGCTGACTTGTCGAACACCAACTTCCGACTCATGGACGCCCCCGAAGCTCCGACGCAGCTTGACTCTCAGGGTGGCTACGGACGTAACACGATTCGACCCAACCCCGGATCTCTGCCTAAGCCGGGTGGCGGAACGAACGTCACCTCGTTCGGTGGGGGCAGCAAGGTCAACGCCACAGTTATCGACGACTCGGTGACACTTGTTGAACTCTGGTACCGCACAATCGAAAAGTCTGATCTCGGCGAACCAGAGATCCCTGATCCGACGCCGAAGACGCCGAACCGTTCTGAATACAAGGACGAGTGGCGCTGCTTGATCTTCTGTGGCGACCAGATCCTCATGGACAAGTCGGCCACAGACATCTTCGGGCACGGTCGTCATCCGTACTCTCGGTATGTCCCCCTTGAAGAGGGGGAGCTGTACGGCTATTCGCTAGTCGAGCAGCTTGCCCCAATGCAGATTTCGATCAACCGCCTGTTTGCCGCTGTTGAACACAACGCGTGGCTGTCAGGCAACCCGATCCTCATCAAGCGTCAGGGTGACCGTCAGACACTTACGAACCGTCCCGGCGAAGTTTTTGATGCGCAGGACCCGAATTCGGATGTCCGTTGGCTTGTTCCGCCGCCGATCTCCCCGTCTCACATCACAGTTATCGACCGGATTATCGCCGAAATGGAACGGGTTTCTGGCATGTCGGCGATTGTCCGCGGAAGTCAGCCTCAGGGGCGACCCTCTGAGGGGCTGATGAATACGGTTCAGGACTCTGCATTTGTGCGAATTCGCCAGCGTCTTCGCAACTTTGAGCGGTTCCTGCGCGAAGCCGGATTCCTTCTCGCTTCAATGGTGGCCGAGTTCTACGACACTCAGCGAATCCTGTCCCGTGTCGGCAACGACGACCAGTCCACCGCTCTCGCTCTCAGTAACCAGCATTTCTTCACGCCCACAAAGGATGGACTTGAGCCTCTGCGCTTCAACATTGCTGTGCGTGCTGGTGCTTTTGGGGCGATTGGCCGTGAGGCACGCGCATCAATGTATGAGCGTTTCTTTGCGATGGGGGCAATTGATTCGGCTGCGTTGTTGCAGTTGACAGGGGTTCCAAACTGGAAAGACATTTCCGACAGAGTCCAGTCTCAGCAACAGATGGCTGGTACTCTCGGTATGCCACCAACTCAACGAGCAGCAGCCCGGAGATAGAGCATGTCAGTTCAGCCGCAGATTTCGTACAACAAGTCTGATACGACTTCAGCTACGAACACGACGACTTCGTACAGCGATGAGGACGTTGTTCTTGACCCAACATTTCCGTCTCGTCACCCAAACATTGTTGGGTCGCTGTACGGGCGTACTGAAGTTGGTGTGACTGTTGGGACTTCGGCTTCCCCTCAGCCGACGAACAGTCGAACCATCCTTTTTGAGGACGCAGAGGGTCTTCCCGGAGTCCTGAACTACATCTGGAACGCCCTTGGTGGAGCCGGTTTGAACGAGGTGTTCCAGAGTTTCCTTGCTACTGACAGCGGCTTCCAGTACCACTTCTACTTTGACGACAAGACGACTCCAGCTTTTTCGGTGGACGCGTTTGAGCTGTTCACTTTTATGGGTGGTGCCCGAGCTTTTGAAACTCCTCGTGTTGGTGTTTCAAAGATTGAGGGCAACGACGTAATCAACTATGACGGCTTCGGGGCCTACCGATACCTTTTCGCCCCTTACCGCTACTACTGCAGAGTTGAAATCGAAAGCGTAAATCCTGACAGTTACGGGATTTGGGCGCAGGTCGGTGGTTTTCGTCTCAAGGACGAATACTCTGGCTCGAAGAAGAGTTGGACGATGGCCATCAATGCGGCTGATGCGGCCCCGCAGTACGCCCTTATTGATGCCGGAATTCCATCGCTTGCATTTTTCAAGCAGTCCAATGTCCCAGTTGTGACCCCTGTTAAGGGCCAGATTGAATCCGTTTCTGCCCGCTTTAGGGTTGTTTCGGGTGCTGTTGCTGCTCAAGAGGGCGATATCGCGCTTTTCTCTCGTGCCGACAATCCTCTCCCTGATGTGCGAAGCACCGGGATGGAGGACTGGTCGAACTCTGCTTTTGGTACGGCACGCTACGAGTTGAGTGACTACTTTGCGCCATCGGTTAGTTTCAACACCCCCGGCGCAACCCACACACACAATTTTGTGGATCCGGTTACTGGTGACGCAATCACCTCATCTACGCCTTCTGCTGCGTCTGGCGCACACACCCATACAGTTCTGATTCGCGGTGTCACTTACACGACTGACTCTGTCAGCTCTGGTGGAAGCGGCACAACCAATCACACTCACACGATTCTGACTGGGATCCCCGCTGCTAAGCCGACTGCTTGGCCTGCCGGTTCACACAACGGTTTTGGTGGTGTGATGCACTACCGTTTCCTTCAGAACGATCCGTTCTTTTTTGAGGATGGATTTAAGGCCCGTTGGCATGTTGGTCAGTTCGGTCAGCCCGGCAACGAAACCGCGACCGTTGACGTTCGTCTGTGTGCATCAGCTTGGGCTGATGGATGGCGCTCGCAGAATACAAACATTATGCCCAGTCCGGGTTCTGCAGCTCTTGAGTCGCGCCGAATTTACGATCTTGATTTTGCCAACAAGTCGCTGGCAACCTTGCCGTCGTTCTTTGGCGGGACATGGGTTGATTTCGGTGCTGCTGGCGGCACGATCACATTCACGAACGATGGAATGAAGATCGAACCAAGCCCCACTTACGCCTCGGACACAAAGGGCATTGCGGTTCCTATGCCGACCACAGCGCCGACGACCGTTCATCCGACAGGGTCAGACGATGATTCCTGCCTGCTTTACACCGCTACAGGAAAGATTGACGCTCGACTTCTTGGTGGAGGAGCCCCTCTGGCTTTGATGAACTTTGGTGTTTCCTGTCGTGGTGCGGTTGCCCCTCTGGATGCGACTGGCGGAAACGGCGTTGTGTTCGGATTGCCGCCAAGTTCATCGGGTGGT